TACCTAGCAAATATATGCATCTAATGAGTAAAGTACCCGATAAGATTATAGGATTTAATACTAATACTAAAGTTATCAAAGGAAAGAAAAAAGGTTTTTATAATGGGATTGTAATGTTACCACCATATAAAACTTATCCATATAATAATATATGTCCAATGGCCGAGATTAATAAATGCCATGGCCCGTGCTTATCTGATGCTGGCATGGGTAAATGGGATTGTAATAAGGTTGCAAGGTTTAGAAAATTGGCATTGTTAAATGATCACCCCGATATATTTGAAAAGATATTAATTAAAGATATAGAAGCTGCTATAAGAAAAGCTAAAAGAGAGGGTTTAAAAATAGCTATTAGATTAAATGGTACGAGTGATTTAAATATAATTAAAAAGTTCGGGCATATTATAAAACAATATGAAAATATATACTGGTACGACTATACAAAAGTTCCAAAGTATTTAAAATTATTAAAGAGAAAGCATAATGAGTTATCAAATTATCATTTAACTTTTAGTTATTCAAAAGTTAAAGAAGCTCAAGAGTATTTAAAACAAGCTATTAAAACTGATACTAATATAGCAATGGTAATTAAAGATAAATCACAAGTTGAAAATCTTATTAATAATAAATCTAAAATAAAACTACATAATAAAGAATATGATCTTATTAATGGGGATAATGACGACTTGAGATTTTTAGACCCTAAAAACTCTATTGTCTTATTAAGATATAAGGATACTAGAGCGAGTAAACAAGAGATTGATAACTTTATTGTCGATACGAATAATTTACCAATGCATATACAAATAATTTAAAAGAGAGGAAAAAATATAATGAAACATTTTTTAGAATACTTACATCCCCATTTAAAACTAAGATTAAAACTATATAATGATTATATGGATAAATTTAAGCACATAAAGAATAAACATGAGTTGTCTATTTACTGCTCAAAATATGATTTTGACGAATTAATAAAGGAGAATTAAAATGGATGGATTAAGAACACAATTACATAAAAAATACAAGGGCCAATTTATAAATATAAAATATAAAACTTTAAGCAATAATGATGTAAGATATTATCATTGTAAGTTAGAGGGCCGTGAAAAAAATCCAGATAATAAAAAAGATTTTACGGGTGACGATAATATTGTTATTAAAATATACAATAGAAAAGGGCTAAAAAAGATCAGACAATTAAAACCCGAGAGAATTTTATCTATTAGGGGCCAAGGTCAAGAAGTGATACCTAGCTACTATAAAAGACTACAATTAAACTCACTTCAAAAAATATCATAGGAAAGGAAAAAATATCATGATAGAAAATTTTGAAAATATAAAAAAAGGTACCGAGTTGTATACTAGGCATCTAGGTATGCCGTGCAGAGCAATATCTTTGGAGAGCATCAAACAAGGTAAGGGATTTAAAAAGACTTTACTTGTTGATGTAAAAGGATCAGAGATAGGCCTGTTCGATGAGTGTGGCAGTATATATGTAGACGATATTACTGCTGTAATTAAATGAGGTAAAAAACTATGAGTAAACTTTCAAAAAAACAAAATTATCAATTTAATTTAACTGTATTAAAAATATTATTAGTACCTTTAATTGGGAGTTTACTCATAATAATTTTTGGCATTGTTGAGATAGGTTTATATATTAATGGAGGAAAATAATGAGAGTTAAAGAATTAATAAAAAGATTACAAAAGTGTAATCCTACAGCTATTATTGATATTCAAGTTCAAGATAAACTTAATATTTGTGATTGGGAAAATGACAAACCCATATATGCAGATGAATGGCTTGAAATTGATGAAGTACAACAAGATGAGCTTAAAGAATTTGTTACAATAGTTACTTGAGAAGGAGGATCATGATGAGTAAATTATTTGATATTTGGTTCCACGATATGACTGAAAGTGGTGATACCAGGAAAAAACAAATTGAATATTTAAAGACAAAAGGTATCCATGCAGAGGGCCTAAGTGAAGATACTTTATTTGAATTATTTATGGAGAATATATAATGGGAATTAAAATTACAGTTGAAATAAGTGGTGGTGTATTAGATTTTGTTTATGCAAGTGGTGATACACCTGAAGAAAAACATTTAGCTGAAACTATTGAAGTAACAATTCTTGACCATGATGCAATGGAAGAGAAGGAAAGATTAGAACTACAAGATTTTGCTAGTGATAAGCAAATTTGTATTTGGTAAAGAGAGGAGAATATATAATGAGTATTAGAAAAGATTGGAATACAAGAACGAGAGAATTTTTAGTTGGTAAGACAATTAAAACTGCTCGATATTTAAATAAAGAAGAGTTAATTGGTTGTTTTGGAGATGATACTTACAAAGCACCTCTTGTAATTGAATTTACTGATGGAAGTTGGATTTTTCCAATGAGTGATGACGAAGGTAATAATGGAGGTGCATTAGCAACAAGTGATGAAGAAATGCCAACAATACCTGTAACTAGAATATAATATTAAAGGGAAAATAGATAATGATTAAATTTAGACAAAGTTTACAAGCTCTTGATAGCATGATAGAAGATATTATGAACAAATACGATCACGATGATTGGCCGTCTTTTGAAATAGAAGATAGGACAAAGATAAGAATATTAAAACAAAAAAGATTTAAATATGTCATGAGTAAACAGGAGAAGTAGATAATGGGTGAATGGGAATTTTTTGAACTACTTATTGTTAGTACATTGCTAATAATATTAGTCAGTATTTAGAGGGAGTGACTAGAATGGATATAGTTACAGCATCTTTAATATTTGGGTGGAGCTGCTCGTTTATACTTTTATTTACAGCTTTACTTGTAATTTATATATTTTTAAAAACACAAGGAGAAGAATAATGGGAAAAAGATTACTACCAGGTAAAACAATTAAAGACAAAGGCAAGATCAAATCACACAGGCCCCAGAGATCTACAAATTCTTATTGGGATGAGGTCGATCGCAAATGGTACCGTAAGAAGGAGGAAACAAATGCCAATGAGTAAGAAAGAATTAGATGCTTTAGAGGAAAGGAGTAAGCTAAAAAGACAACTATCCTTTCCTGAAAAAGTAGAATTACTTAATGCTGAAGAACTTAAAAACTTTCATCAAAATGTAATTAGGCGATTGAAAGAGATTGCTACTCGTGAAGAAATAGATAGAGATGAATTACATAGATTGATAGATAATCTAGGAGTTATTGAAAAAGTATTACGGCATAGAAGGTTAAGAGCAGAGGAAGAAGCTAGATGGCTGAGAAGATTGCCTTGAGGATAACTAAATGTTTGTAATAGATAACCAGAAACAAGTTAGCGAGAAAAGAAAAGAAGAAATCCGGCAACTGTTTACTATAATGTTGATGACAATTACCACTAAAGATGGAAAGATGGTAGATGATATACATCCAGTAGACTTTGCATCATATGTAATTTTTTTGTGTCTTACTGTATGGAAGTCACATACAAAAGAAGCGGGGTTTATGGCCCTAGCAAATGTATTAGTAGGTGAATTGACATTTACGGACTTTCCAGATTTTTGGGAAACAATAATGGATGATGATAAATCTATAATGGAAGCTAGAAAAAAGACACCTAAACTAGATTTATTAGAAGTAACTAAACCAGGTAAAAAAGATATAAACTAAAGGAGAAAATTAATGAAACAAAAGTGTGAAGAAACTGTAACTGTTAAATTTGATTTTGAATATGTATTTGATAGCAACGACATAGATTTTGATGATAAATTGGAGGTTATTCGTAGTAGAGTTGAAAATAAGCTCAGTAGCATGGATGCTGCAGATATAAAAAATAAAATAATATTTGAGGTAGGTGCAAAGTTTTATTATACTGATAACAACGGATGCACAACGGAGATATAAATGAAAAATTATTGGGAACTATTAATACTTTTTGGAAGTAATTTTATTATAATTATATTTGCAATTTTTGTAATACTATTAACTAATTTAAATGCCTATGAAATAATAGACGGGGACTCTCTAAAAAAAGATAATAAGTTATATAGGTTACATGGTATAGACGCACCAGAAATAAATCAAATGTGTAAACAAAATAATATTGAAATAAGCTGCGGCCATACATCTAAAAAATTTTTACAAGAGTTATATGATCAGGATGGTTTTTTATGTATGACCAGGGGAACGGATATATATGAAAGATATATTGTAAGTTGTTATTCACATGGATATAAAGATGTAGGATCCCTTATGGTCCGAGAGGGTATGGCTGTAGCCTATAAAAAATATTCTTATAAATATGTGGAGGATGAAAGCTATGCAAAAGAAAATAAAAAGGGTATATGGGACACTAAATTTACTCTGCCTTGGGTATGGAGAGAAAAAAATAGATAGATAAAAAAGTAAAAGTCAAGATTGTTTTTACATTTAATTTAAGTATAAATGTATTTACATCCTTATCTAGACTAGTGGCAATTAAGAAAAAAACTTGGTTGCCACTTTTTTATGGAGGGGTATGATGAGTAACGAATGAAAGCATATAGCGGTTAATATAATCTTTGTACTTTATTGCAGCTACTTAAATACCCAAAGGTATGAAGCACCTATTCAGCTTGTTCATAGCAAGGTCAAAAGACTTAGAACAATAAGTCAGAAGACTTCTGAAATGGATAGTTTTTTTATCAAGGAGGAAACAGATGGATGATATAGTAAAAAAATTAAGAGATCATTATAAGGATCTTGAATATATCAGCAGAAAAATAGTTGGCAGTGATATGTCAGATAAAGATGTGCTTGATGTGTGTCTGCACATAGATAAAGCTCAACGACAAATATCACTAGCTAACATAAAAATTACAGATTGTAGTTGACAGATATAAAATCATAAGTATAACTGTGTCCAACAGGGTTGGCGGGGTATTACCTACTAACCTGTAACTATATATAGGAGAAAAACAATGCCAGGACATAAAAAAACTAAAGGCATGATGAAAGGCGGCATGCGTAAGACTAAAGGCTATGCTAAAGGCGGCATGGCTAAGAAAAAAACTAAGGGTAAGAAAAAGGGCGGCAAGAAAAAGAAGTAAGTAATGTCTTATTTAATATCTAATGTTCCTTATGGATTTAAAGTTTGGGTAAGGAAAGAGTTTACAAACAATCATCAAAATTATCATGGTGAATTTTTACATGCACTAGTAATAGCAGTGAACACTATGCCTGATAGATCACTATCTTTTCAGGTAGTATTTACTGGATGTGAAATAGATCTTGATGAAGATGAAGACTTACCCAACATCCATGGTGGTGCTATGTGGGCAAGATTGCCTATACAAGCACTAGTTATGGATATCCCCTTAGATGAGTGGCCTGATAGAATGGAAGATCATATCTGTCAACCATGGGATTGTATGTCTAGACACCATGAATTAATTATCATGGATAGATTATCATCATCTCCTTGGTTTGCTAAGATATCTAATGAGTTTTATCAGGCTCGCTACATATTCACAGTGGATTATACGCAGCATTCAATAGCAGATAGTCCAGATCAACACAAACAAAGTCATGTTCTATATCTTACCGAAGGTAAGTGGAAGGGCAATGTAGTTGCTTTGCCTAATAATAGAGTAAGAGCTACAAGCCCTGCATTATGGCGAACAGGAGAAGGTGTACCTGACTTTGCACCTAGTCAATGGACACACAGTAGTGAAGGACATGAAAGCTACACTGATCCTGACATAACATTTAATAATTTATACAGTGATGGTTTAAAAAACAAATAACTAAGGCCTAAATAGAATGGCGTTTAACAGACAAAAACAATTAGAAAAGATTAAAGATTTAAATTTAGAAGACGACACTCATAAAAGAATTGATTGTTTATTTTGTGGTAAAACAAAGACCCTCTCGGTAACCAAACGTGAGGGTTTTTTATTATGGCATTGTTTTTCTGCAAGTTGTGATGCTAAAGGTAGCACTGAAGAAGCACTTAGTATTGAACAAATAAAAGATATTTTGTCAAATACAGTTGACAATGAAATAACAAAACCTAAATATAATTTTCCTGAATACTTTGTAGAAGCTGCAAGATCTCAAGAAGCACTAAGATATTTAGATAAATACAATTGTATGGAAGCCTACGAAAAACATAAGAATAGATTTTACTATGATGTTACAACGCACAGAGCAGTGTTTACTATCGTGCATGATGGCGAGATAGTTGGTGCAGTAGGTAGAGCATTGAACTCAAGTCAACAACCCAAGTGGTGGAGATATAATGATACACCCTATCCCTATGTTATAGGTAGCAGTGATACCGCAGTAGTAGTTGAGGATGCAACATCTGCAACAAACGTATCACCTTTTTGTACCGGCATAGCACTTTTAGGAACATCTTTATTAGATAGTCATGTAGAAATTATTAAAAAATATAAAGAAGTAATCGTTGCTTTGGACCCTGATGCTACATTAAAATCATTTAATATACAAAAGGTCTTGTCATTATATACGAACAGTCGTATAGCAATAATTAAAGATGATTTAAAATACTTCAAAGAGGATGAAGCAAAACAACAATTAAATATACAGTAAAGGAAAACAGATGGATGTACACAGAGAACTATTAAGAAAGATAGCAACAGACCGGAGCTTTGCTAGAGAGGTAAGAGATGTATCAGATAATGTATTTTTAAATGGTACAAAGAATGTAAAGGATGCAATCTATGCAGCCTATGATGAATACGAAAGAGATCTTAGTCTTACCGAAGTTGCCAAGCATTATCTTTCATCAAACCCTCACTTATCATCAGCTAAAGTTGCCCAGGTCCAAGCCGTGTTTGATAACATGGCCAAGGTTGAAGACATTGGTGTTGATGTAGCCAGAGACATTGTTCGTAAGCTGTCAATACAACAAGGTGCAAGAGAAGTTGCAGAAGAAGCAGTCAAGGTTGTAAGTGGAGATCACTATGACCCTTACCCAATTATAAATAAACTAGAGCAATTAAAAGTAATTCATGCAGCTACGAGTACAGGCGATGAAAGAGTACTTAATTTAGATGTTGATGCACTTCTTGAAGGCATGGAAGATGAATATCATTATACTTTTAATTTGCCTGCACTAAATAAATTAGTACCTGGAATGCAAAAAGGTATGCTTTGTATCTTTGGAGCGAGACCTAATGTAGGTAAGTCCATGTTCTGGCATTACTCTGTTGCCGGTGCAGGTGGTTTTTTAGATCAAGGTGCTAAAGTATTGTGTATCACTAACGAAGAACTTGCAAAGAGACATACATACAGAATGATGTCTGCTGCCACTCAAATATCTACAAAAAACCTATCTAAATATCCAGAAGAATTAAAAACTAGGTGGGCAAAAATAAAAGACAATCTACTTGTGCTTGATGGAGATCAAATGACACTCGGTGAAATCGAAATGAAAATAGAAACTGAAAAACCGGATGTCGTATGTGTTGATATACTTGATAAGGTCCCTCTGTCTGGCTCATTTGCACGAGAAGATATAAGATTAACTGAATTATATGGACAAGCAAGATCAATAGCAAAGAGATACGGCTGTGTCTTCATGGGTTTTAATCAATTGTCTGCTCATGCAGAGGGTAAAACTAATTTAGATTATGGTATGTTAGCCGGATCAAAGACTGGTAAAGCGGGTGAGGCAGATCTTATTATACTTATTGGTAAAGAAAATGTAGAAGAAGGAGACACCA